CGTAGAATTGTATTGCAAGATTTAGAAGAAGCACAAAGCGACTTAAACGAATCTCAAGCAGAAGGATTAGAACTTACTAAGGATATTGAAGCACAAGAAGATGCGTTGTTTAAAATTATTACAAGTGGAGGTAAAGCAACTACTGAAGTTTTAGAAAATTTAGAAGAAGAAAGAATACAAAACCAAATATCTAACATTGAAGAAAGGTTAAAAAATGTAAAAGAAGGAAGTGTTGAAGAATTAAGATTAAGACAACAATTAAACGACCTTTTAATTAAACAGGCAGAAAAGCAATCTAAAAAAGAAGAAGATGCTGAAAAGAAAAGAGTAGAAAAAGCTGAACAATTAGAAAAAGAAAGAATTGAAAAGCAAAAAGAATTAACTGCTGCTGCAATTGAAGTATTAGGAGATTTAGTAAACGAAGGTTTTGAAAAAAGAATAGCGGCTATTGATGATCAATTAAGTAAAACAGGAGAAAACATTGATAGATTAAGAGATAAAGCACAAGAAGGGCAATTAGATTCACAAGAAAGTTTAGCATTTGAGCAAAAACAAGAATTAGAATTACAAAGGCAAAAGGAAAGGGAGCAAAAAAGGCAAGAACGTACACAAGCATTTTTTGCGGTGTTATCTTCATTCAATAGTAATGATGGTAATTTACCTAAAACTATTGCAGACATAAGCGTATTAAAAGCCCTTGCAGGTGGTTTAACGGCTTTTGATGGTGTTGATGATACTGGAGGGCGTGGAGACTTAGATAGCAAAGGCGGTAAAGCGTGGATATTGCATCCAAATGAGCAAGTATGGAGTAAAAAAGATAGGGGAGAAGTTGGTTTTAGAAGTCGTGAAGAAATGAAAGATATTGTAAAAATGTATGATAACGGTATGTTAACAGACATTATGAAGTACGATAAATCCAACGAGTTAATTAATACTAATGCTTTTGCTTTAAATGGTATGGGTAATTCGCAAATAGTAAGTAAATTAGACGAATTAAATAAGTCTATAAAGTCAATCCAACCAATTACTGGAAGTGTTGAAATAGATGAAGCAAAAAAGTAATTCAATACACTTATAAAAAAGGCAATAGAATTACTAAAGAAATATCTAAATTATATTAATGGCAGATATTAGCAGAAATACAGAAAGTAAATATTTATTGAATGGTATTGAAACTAATGCCCCTTTAGAGTGGCAAGATGTTACAATAGAAGCTCAATATCCAGATGATTCAGTACAACCAAATTTAACTATTACTGAATTTGATTTTAATTTAGAAAGTCGCAAGGCTGTAAATGATTGGATTTTAGGCGGTACTTCTGGAGGTGTTGGAATCTTTGAGGGGATGCCTTTTGATTTGAATTTGTTTAATAATAATCCATTAACAAAGAACTTTAAAGCGTTTATAGACTTTACAAATAATTACAATGATCAGCCAGATGATGGTGTTGTAAGTGTTTCAATTATCAAAGATGATAGTATTCAAAGTTTTTTTGATAAGTTAAACGGTACTACTTGTGGATATTTAGAAGAAATAGGGGTTTTTAATCAGTCAGATTATATTACAATTCCTTATGTAGTAGAAAAGAAGTTTAATTTCTTTGAGATATTATTAAGCAGTATTGTTTTATATCTAATGGTTCAAGCCCTTATTGAATCTGTAAAAGATACTGCTGAAAATGTTGGTAAATTTACAGATGCTTTAACTCCTAGCCCTGGTATTGGTCCTACTGGGCCTATATTAGTTCCAGTAAGTGTAGGGGGTATAATATACGCTACTTTATCTTTAATTTTGCAAATAGTTTATACAGCAGTTTTATTACTTGCAATTATAGAGTTATCAATAACACTTTTTAATACCTTATTACCACCTAAAAGAGAGCATAAAGGAATACTTTTAAAGACTGCATTAACAAAGATTGCAAATCATTTTGGCTATCAGTTTAATTGTCCAGTTACGGAGTATAACAATGTAACTTATTTGCCATCTAATCCTAATTTAGATGAAAAAGCATTTTTAGGATTTATTAATATTACAAAAGGAACTCAAAGCGGTATTCCAAACAATTTAGACTATGGATACTTTACAGAAGATTTATTTAAGTTAGCAAAAGATTTGCCTTATGCAAAAATGGCTTTAATTGGAAACACGATAGAACTTAGGGCAAAGAATGATCCGTTTTGGTTACAACAATCTCAATGGGAAATTCCAGATGTATTAATAAATACTTTAGGATATAATGTAAATGAATTAAATGCAACTAATTTAGTTTCTTTTGGAGTAGATACAAGCGATGAATGGACTATTGATAATTATGTTGGAACGGCTGTTGAAATAAAAACCGACCCTATAAGCGTTATTAATCAAAGAGCAGTATTATTAAAGGGATTAGATGAAGTAAATTTTGAATGTGCTTTAGGTACTAGAAAAGATAATTTAAACGCAATAGAAAACCTATTAAAAAATGTTGCTGGTGTTATTGATAATGTTACTGGAGTTTTTGGAGGCGGTACAAATTTTAGATCAAAAGTAACTACTAGAATAGGAGTTTTAAAACAGTCTACCAATTGGCATACAGTCCCAAAACTATTGTATTTAAACGGTGGGCGTATGCCAGTAAACCATAAACAATTATGGAACGCTGATGTACTTTGGAGAAAGTACCATAATGAAAAAAGTTTTATTGATAATAATTATAAGGCTCAAAAACAAGTATTTAACCAAGTATCAATACCTTTTGGATTAGAAGACTTTTTAAGTTAAGTAACAATCCTTATTTTATTTACAAAGGAAATACGGCTAAAATTGTTAATTTTACATGGACGGTAGGAGAAGATGTAGCAGTTATTGATTTTTGGGTAAGAAAGCCGTACACATTTAATTTAAAAGAAACTAAAATAATACCTAGTTAATGGATATTAAGGAACTTGAAAAGTTAGCGGAAAATGCTCAAAATATTTTTGCCAAACAAAGGGATCAATTAGATAAGGATTTGGATTATGTATTGAATGATGATAAAGAAACTAGCGAAAATAAGCACTTAGTTAAATCATTAGTCAGTAGATTAGATGAAGCAATTAATAATAGTGATAAAGATTCTTTGAATAGATTAAAAGATGAAGTATTACAAAAATTAAACCGTTAACAATGGGAGTTCAAATATTAGAAAGGTCAACAAAATATTACAACCAATTTAATAATGGTGTAGGTTTTACTGATAATTTATCTGAATTTACTGATAACTTTACTGGCTCAGGAATGAACAAAATAAAGTTAGTTAAAGAGATTCAAGTTGAATGGTTTTCAAAAACTAAAGATAGCGGTGCTACTTGGACTGTTGATACTTCTACGGGAACTTTACAAAGTTCAACAAATAATTTTATTAGTGATGGTTTTGCTGTTGGAGATTCATTTATTTATGAAGAACTTTCTGGTAGTGCTGGTACTAATTTTACTGGAGAAATTACATCAATAAGTCCTAATACTATCATATTTACCTTAACAAGTGGATCAAGAACAAATGCGGATACTGATGCAATGATTAGAGGTTACAATGATTTAACTGCTATTAATTATAGATTTGGATTAATTGGAAATAGTGAAAGTTTTAATACAGAAAGTAAAGTTTCTGGAAATGATCAAGGTTATTATGGTAGTGGTGTTGGTTTTGATACTGGTGGAGGTGTCAGAGATACTAACTTTGTAACATTACAAAAGTTAGGAAGTTATCAAGATTGGATAACTGGAGGCGTTAAGGCTAGATTTGTATCAAGTAATTATAGTTTGTTAACAGCAAGGACTGGAAGCCAAACATTTGAAATAGAACACGAATTTATAATAGTTCCATATTATTTAGAGGGTGAAATAACTAATTTACAAAATAATGTATTGCCGAACTTATTTACTGGTTTAAATACGTTAAAATACGTTTATAGTCCAGGATTTAGAACTGTTTTATCCAATCCTAATACTGAAAAGAAAATAGAAGTAGATAGGGAGTTGGGTTCTGTTGCTTGGTTTGGAGAAAACTTTAATGGATTTAATGCTAATTATAAAGTTAATTCTATTGATTATTCAGAAGAAGCAACTGGAAATAATGCTGATGGTGTTTTAATAACTTCTAAGACTACAATATTAGTAGAAGTTGAAAACCTATTAGGAAATTTTAATGCTGCTGAACGTGCTGGAGTTTACATATCTTATTTACCAGAGCAAACAGAATATACAGATACAATTTTAACAGACTTTAAAGAAAACTTTCTTTATGATGTTGCTTTAAATAATGGGGGGTTAAGTCCAACGGTTGGAGATGAAGGAATAATAACAGAATTTGAAATAATAAATGTTGTAGGTAATACAATGACTTTATCATTTGATGTTGAATATTCATTAGCCCAAAAATTAAGATTATCGGGTTTAAATAGTCAAAGTCCTGCACAATATTTAATAGGTGTTGAACTTGGTGATGCTTCAATACCAGATCAAGGAAACTCTGATAAATTAATACTTTTAGCAGACGTAAACGAATATGATGAAAGTGCTGATATTCCAGATTTATTAAACTTTACAAAGTTTGATATTTTAACACATGAAAAGCAATTAGGCGTATTAAATGGTACTACTGATGTTACTGCATGGAATGAAGATGGTGTATTAGTAGATTATACTTTTAATTTAGATTTAAACAAAGAAGCGGTTTTAAATAGTTTAGATTTTTTATTAGTCGCTTATGATCCAATTACTAAAAAATACTTTGAATTAGATAAATATTCTTTTAATATATTTCCTGCTATTGTTAGTGGGGGTATTCAGCAATTAATTTTAAATGCAACTAGGGGGTATATTTTAAAAGTTGGCGATCAATTTAATGATGTTACTTTAGAAGTTGGGGCAAATGTTGCTAATGTTCAAAATTATAATGGCTTAATAGGTCAAAAATTTAGTTGGCAAGATTGGATTGAAAATTTAGATGTAGATACTATATTTTTTGATACCACTAAACCCAATAATAATTTTAATTTAAAAAGTTCTAATTATTCTTTTTTGAATGGTTATGAAATAAGATTAGCATTTTTTGGGAATGTTTTTGGTACAAGTGATTTGGGAGTAAGTGGTTTGACTAATTACCTTACTTTAACACCGCCTTTAACGGTTTATGATTATGAAAATGATGGTAATGTTACTCCCGTATGGAGTGAAACAATAGAAACATTTGATGCTAGTGGTACTAATAATTTGGGCGGTGCTATTTTAACTGGTCAAGACACATTATTTAGAAGTACATGGGTTAACTCTGGCGGTCCTGTTATTTCTTTAACTGGTTTATGGGGTATTAATAGGATAGAAGAAACTAATCAAATAGGGTTTTCTATTACTGAAATGAGTACGTTAAATCTACCTAGTAGCAATCAATTGTTAAAACCTAAAAATGGCTTAACTTTGTGCGATATTCAAATAGTAGGGGGTAATGTAGTTTTAGAGTGTTTAATTGATGGTAACATTGCACAACCTGGAGTTAATTATAATCTATCGACTAGAATACAGGATGATAACTTTGTAATTTTAGGAAAACAAACGGAAACGGGTGCATTTAAAGATACTGAAACAAGTGTAATAAAAGTAGTAGAATGATAATTATAGAACAAACAAATAGCAATCCTTATAATTATGGAAGTGGTAACGCTGGAAAAATATTAGGTCCATCTTTACCAGAAATTCCAGACCCTCAAACGAATGATATTTGTATTTGTGATTTTATCAAATGTGAATATTCGGAGAAAATATTTTGTGATCCTTTAAACCCAAATGATTATTGGAAAAATGACCAAAACGAATTTCTTTATAAAAGATTTGTATCAAGTGATACAATAGATATTGAATTACAAAAGGATGAAGTAAAAGTTGCTGATTTGAATACTGATACTTATGGCACTTACTTTGATGGTTTTGCAAGTGGTACACCAGAACAACAATTATACAAAGGCTATTTAGTGGATTGGTTAAAAGTATTTAATGATTTTGGTGCTGGAAGTTATACAATAGTTGCTAATCTTAGTATTATTGGAAATGCTACGGTATCAACATCAAGAGAATTTATATTAAATGTTTATTCTGATATTGCTGCTGATGGTACTGTAAGAATAGAAAGTTACCAAAACGGAAATATTTTAGGAAATCAATTTGATTTTACTGGTTTAAATTGGTATCAATCTTTAAGACTTGGTGGTGAATTTGGAAATCCAGCACCGATATTTGAAACTTCTGAATATGTAACAAGTAAACACATAAGAAGACAAAACAAAGCCAGTATGAGTAGAGAATGGACTTTAAACACTAAGCTAATTAGTTGGGAAGTAGTCGAAAAGTTGGTTTATAATAAGTTGTTAGGGAATGAGATTTTGATAACTGATTATAAAATAAAAGCCGAATCATTATGGAGGCGTGTTAAAGTATTCATGCAGGAAATTGATAAGCCAGAAATAGTTAACAATCCTAATAGACGTTATAATATTAAATTTGTTGATGTTAAACAAATATTTACAAAAAGAAACTTTTAAAAATTAAAAAAAATGGGTGATAAAATTTCGCAATATACCGCAGACGGTGCAAGCAATCCTTTAAAGGATGAAGATTTATTTGATGCAAGTAATGAAGATGGGGCTGGTAGTTTTGATTTAAGTAAAAAAATTACTGCTTTAGAATTACTAGCTTATATTAATGCTAATATTGATAATTTATATTCAACTGATGGATCAATTCCAAATAATAGAGAAGTAGTTTTAAATAGTAAAATACTTTCTTTTATACAAGGAGATATAAAATTGAAATCAACGGGGGGGAATGTAAATTTTGTATTAGAAAGTAGTGTAGCAAATAAGCGAGTTAATTTAAAACATAATGATTCTTTAGATTCTGGAGGAATAACATTAAGTAATTCGGCTGGTGATTTTTACTGCCGAAGATGGTGTTTTAACTTTTAATGTAAATGATTTGTATGCTGAATCTGGTTTTGTAGGAATTAATAATTCAGTTCAAATAGGTACAGAAGTTTTTAGAGTAAATGGAGAAAGTAGATTAGGTTCGTCTATTATTAATGGTGTTGGAATGACTGTTGACGGTGCTGGATCTACAAATGCTAGGAATTTTGCAGTACAAAACAATACAGATGGTAAGTATTTTGTTGCTACTAGTGATGCTGGGGATGGTAGAATAGGTATTAATGTATTAAATCCAGATTCTACAAAAAGGCTTCATGTAGTTGGAGATACTAGAATAGATGGTACGCAATTTTTAAATAACCAATCAGCACCAGCAACACCTACTGGGGGCGGTATTATTTATGTAGAAAGTGGTGCATTAAAATATATTGGATCAAGTGGTACTATAACAACCTTAGCAAACGCATAAAAATAAAATTATTAAATTTACAAAATGATACAAATTAACAAACAATTGCAAAGACCAGACAAAGGAATGGTAAGTTCTGGCAGTATAATTTATTATACGGCACAATTTATAGAAGAAAAAAAAATAATTAGATTTAATTTAACTCATTGGTTTAGCTTAAGTGCAAAAGAAACTGCTGCTACTGATGGATGGTTGCCAATTCCAAAGGTTAAAGATTTTAGTTATATTCAATTAAAAGAATGTACTGATGAAGAATGGGAATCTTTAGATGATGCTGGAAGTGCTGCATTAGTTAAAGGATGGTTACAAGAAATAATTGAATCTCAAATAGGGGTTGGAAATACTGAAATAATATAATGAAAGAGGCAAAGGATAGGTTTTTAAATTTAATCATGGATCATGGCGTAAGTTTAAGTTTATCCGTTGCCTTTTGTTTTGCTATTTATTATATTGTACACTCTCAAAATGTTGAATTAATGAAAGCAATTTATCAATTAAGAGAAGATAAAAGGCAATTGAGAGAAGATGAAAGGGAGTTAATACAAGATATTATTGAATGTTATAAATTAAAAGAATGAAATTATCAGAAAATTTAAGCGTTAACGAGGTAATTAAATCTAATACAGCCACTAGAAAAGGTATTGACAACCATCCTACGCAAGAACATTTAGAAGCCTTAGAAGATATTGCAGAAAATATATTTCAACCGATTAGAGAGCATTTTAAAGTTGCTATTGGTATTAGTTCTGGTTATCGGTCAGAGGCTTTAAACAAAGCCATAGGAGGTAGTAAAACGAGCCAACATAAGTAAAGGTGAGGCATTGGATTTAGATGCTGATATGTTTGGTAAAATAACGAATAAGCAAATATTTGAATTTATCAAAGAAAATTTAGTTTTTGATCAATTAATTTGGGAGTTTGGAAATGATAACGAGCCTAATTGGGTTCATGTATCATTTACAACTAGAAGACCTAACAGAATGCAAATATTAAAGGCTTATAAGTTAAAAGGTAAAAATAAATATAAACCAATGTAATGGGAAAATTTAAAGAAAAAAACGGTAAAACAATGGTTGGTGCTTTTTTACAAAGTGTTGCACCTAATATTATTGATGTTGTTGGAGATGTTTTACCCTCTAATGGTGCTTTAGGCATTGTAAAGAACTTAATTCAAAAGGATGATAAGTTAACAGCAAATGAAAAAGTAGAGGCGTTAAGGCTATTAGAATTAGATTTGGAGAATGTTAAAGATGCTAGAGATATGACAAAAAGAAGCATTGAAGCAAAATGATGTATTTTCTAAAAGATTTTTATATTATTTATCTACTTTCTGGAGTTTAACTGCAGCATCTTATTTTTCTTTGCAACTTTTACGCCCGTTTTAAATGATAAGATAGCAGATATTATTTTAGGCTTTTTGTTGGGTAGTGTTGTTGGAGTAATGATGAACTTTTTTTATGGAGATAGCCATAAAATGAAATAATTTATTATATTTGTATTGATTTTCTATTTTCGTATTTTTATTTGAAAAGCCTCTCATTTATTTGGGAGGTTTTTTATTGTATAAAATAATTTTTATTATATTTGAATACTGATTAATAACATAATTGTACTTGATGTGCAATAACCTAAAACCCGACATCGCCAAAATAGTCGGGTTTTTATTTTCAATCTTTTTAAAGTAATACTAAAAGTAATACTTTTTTATGTATATTTGTACGGTAATCAAACGTAAAAAGATGGAATTATTAGAAATAGAAAATTTAGATTTAGAAAGCAACACTTTAACTGCTGTATTTGACGGCTTATTTTCAGAGGGTTTTATTGTTAAGTCTGATTTTAGTTATGATACTGAATTATTAGAAGAAGAAGAAGAAGAAACTAATTGTAAAAATGTTATTGGTGCTACTAATATTAAGTTTTGGGATTTTAAAACTTTTGATAGTCAAGAAAATGAGATTTCTATAAATGATAGAGAGTTAAAAAAGATTAAGGAATTAGTTGAATTTAAGCTAATTGATTTATTAAGTGATGAATTAAATAATAATTAAAAATAATAGATATGAATTTAGAAGATTTAAAAAAGAAATACCCTTTAAATGGAGGGTGCAAAGTGCAAATCAATACGGGGCAAGTTGTGTTGCTTATATTGATGCCAGAGATGTTCAAGATTTACTTGATGAAGTTTGTGGTCCTCAAAATTGGCAATGTAAATATTCAGAACATAAAAACAATTTATTTTGTTCTATTGGTGTTGATATGGGCAAAGGTTGGGTATGGAAGTCAGATTGTGGAACTGAATCAAATGTTAGAAAAACAAAAGGAGAAGCATCAGATGCTTTTAAACGTGCAGCGGTTATGTGGGGTGTAGGTAGATTTTTATATTCTAAAACTATTGTAAAGTTACCAGCAAAACAAAATAATGGTCGTTGGTTGCCATATTCAGAAAAAACAGGAAAATTTGTTTATGGAGATAATATAACAAAATAGGTGTAATCAATTAAGTAAATAAAATAGATATGATAGATACAGCAAATTTAGTACAAGAAGTAATAGATGGAAATTTCAGCCCTTACAAGGCTGAATACATAATTAAAGAGCAAATGAACGTTTTAAGCGTACATTTGGAAATAGTGCATACAGAAGCACAAAACCAATCAATTTATGAAGATAAAAATTTTGAAAAAGATGGCTTTAAAATGGAGAAAAGAAACGGTAGAAAAGTTTGGAATTTTAAAGGATGTGAATCGTATAAAATAGCAAAAGACAATTTAACAGAAATTGAAAACAATCTAAAGGATAATTTCAATCAATGGGAAAAAGGAAATACAGTAGTTAATGAAGATGGTGTTGTTTTAGAAGTACCAAAAGTAACTTATACAAAAGAAGTTTTTAATTATTAAAAAGGTAAAAGATGAAAAATAAATTTAAAAAAGCAGATGCACAAGGCAACAGGCTACCAGAAGAAATAGGAAAAGGATTAAACAAAGAACATTTAAAAAAGGTAATGAAAGAAAGCACTATTAAAGATGATATTATTTCTTTTAAAATCGAACGTGAAATACATGATAAACTTATACGTGCATCAAATAAATTAAATGTATCTAAATCGCATATTATCCAGGAACTAATTAAAGAATTTTTAGACTTATGAAAGCAAGTAGAGATTTATTAACGCTGATAATTGGTATTTTAATTTTGTGTTGTTTATACGGTACTAAAGAAAAACAAGAGTTAAAAGAGATTAACTGCGATTTAACAGCCTCAAATAAGAAAATAGATAGTTTATACACTTATCAATCGGAAAGGCTTTTATATTACACTTTGATAAGCATTAGACAAAATGAAATAATAGATCAATTTAATTCTAGCAGAAAGGAAAAATTACAAGATGCTGAATTAATGGAATTACAAAATAAATTGAATTAGATATGAACTTATTAAGACAGGTAACATTTGACCGAGCAAATAGAAAAAAGGATAAAAGCGTATCAATGACTTTTATAACTCAATTAGAACAAAGTACAGATGATTTTATGCAGATAGATAAAATTTTAAATGATTCTGGAGTACTTTATTTTAAAAGTGGTGGTAATTTAACTATTGAAGAAGTAAAAGCATTAGAAGATACTGAAATAGAAGTTGAAGGAAAGACAAAAAGCCAAAGGTTAAGGAATGTTTTGTATGTTTATTGGAAACAATTAATAGATTCTAAAGAATTAGATGATATAACACCTAACCAAACATTTAATGAGTTTTATTCTCATGAGATGGAAAAGATAATTGAACATTATAAAAATAAATTAATTTAACTTTTATTAGGTTGGTATTACTTTTAGTATTACTTTTACCTTAAGTTTAACAAATAAAAATAATAGATATGGGAAATGCAATAGATATGTTAATGACTGAAATAAGTGTTAAAGATGATATTATAGCAAAAAAGTTTAAAGAATTAGAAGTTTCTGAATGTAGAGTTATAGACTTGGAATATACTTTAAAACAGTTAAGAAGTCAGTTATCAGATATACATGGAGATGATAGTATATTGATTCAA